CAACGCCAAAACTTTCAAAGTTAGGCAGACCTTACAGGTTGTCGGCTATTGCTAAAAATTTACAAGTTTCCTGCAAATGGATTAATAAAGTTGAGCATTGGCATTGGTACTATTTTTTTATTTATACGGATGACAATAGTTTTTTTGGATTTGAGTTTGATTATTACGATAAATTTGTACAGAAGTTTAACCACGAGGGAACTCGTAAAATATTAGATAATTTATGAATGCAAAAGAAAAAGCAAAAGATTTATTTGATTTATATAATGATTTAATGGGATGTGCTCATTGGAATGGAGTTCCCGTATCTGTAAAATTAAATAAAATAATGGCTGTAAATTGCGCTTTAATTGCAGTTGATGAAATAATAAATGAATTTTACACTCATCCAATAGCAAAAATATATTGGCAAGAAGTTAAACAAGAAATAGAAAAGCTATGATGAATCAACACAAAATGTATAGGTGCATCAGGATGATGGAATTTTTGCAAGAGAAGCCCAGAAATATGCATACAATAGCAAGATATTTAAATGTAAATAATAGAACAGTTTACCGTTATCTTAAACTTTATGAGGCTTTAGGTTATTTGATAATAAAAGATAAATTTGATAAAATAAAATTATTTAAAAATGGCTGATATAAGTAAATGCTCAGACCACCTTTGCCCATCCAAAACTATTTGTTATCGATTTACTGCGCCATCAGACAAATTTAGACAAAGCTGGGTAAATACTAATAGAGAACACGATGCATATAACTGCGATTTATTTTGGCATAATGGAATATGTAAATACTGCGGACAAAATGAGGGAAATCACAAGTTAAGCTGCGCTAGTCAGAGAGCCACAATTTTAATGAGTTTAAAAAAAAAGGATTGTGATTTACTTTAAATATTCAACTAGAATTGTAATATTATTTGATAATATAGTTATAAAAATACCAATTTCCAAAAGAGGTTATTTACAAGGATTGAATGAGAAATACATTTGGGATAAGTATAAACAATTTGGTTGTTTAGCAGAACTAAAATGGATGTATTTTGGAATAATTTGTCAGAAAAGATATAACCCAGTTAAACGAGTACCGAATAAAGTTGTATTTCAAATAAAAGAATTAATACCAGAGTTTGATTTTGACAACTGCGATCTTTACAAAGCTGAAAATTGGGGAATTGAAAATAAAAATTACATTTTATTAGATTACGGAATAAATGAAAATATATCAAAATTATATAAAATATGAAGTATCTATTAATATTTGCAGCCTACGAATTTATTAGACCAAAATTAATTTGGTTATTTTATTATTTAATTAAAAAAGGAGAAAAATGATACCATTACATTACCCGCAGCAATACGATGTTATCGACTTCGTGAGCGACAATACCCTCAATTTTAACGAGGGAAACGTTATTAAGTACATAACACGTGCCAGAAAAAAAGGAACGCATTTAATCGACCTAGAAAAGGCACTTGATTACATCCAAAGAGAAATAAAAATAGTTAGACAAAACGAACTTAAACAAATTGAACAATGACCGAGAATAAAGAAACTTTTGAAAGCTACGTTATAATGCTGAATGAATTAAAATCGGCTTTAGAATTAAACAAAATAAAAGATGCAAAAATAGAGCGATTAACAAACGAGAATATTTCTTTAAAGAACGATTTAATAACTTACTATACAATAACTAAATAATATGATTGCAATTTTAACCACAGATAAAGCGGTTTACGATAATTTTAGAATGGAGCATAATATTGATGCTCGGCACGCTAAGCAAATTTGCCGAAAAGATGATTTAGACACCACAATTTATGATGATATTATCGACCTCGATCCAAAGCAAAATGTTACCGACTGGGTGCGAGTAAGAATAAAAAGCAAAACATTAGAAAATAATTAATACATTTGAACAATGAAGCCAGCAGTTGAAATTATATTTAATTCGATATTAAAGGCAGCCACTTTTAATTACGATTATACTTACTCTTTTAATTGCAGTTTAGATGTGCCTTACAAAAATGAAACGTATTTAGGTTTTAAAGTTATAAAGTGGAGATTATTAGAAAAGAATACAATAATTTTTAGCCAAACATTTATGCCCGAATTAATGTGATTGAACAACTTGCACAAAGAGATAGCGACTGGCGATTGATGGCTTTCAAGATTACGAAAGACAAAGACCTTGCTGACGATATTGTGCAGGAGATGTACCTAAAAGCGCACACGTTTAAAAATATAAATAATTCGTACATTTACACAATTTTAAGGAACCTATTTTACGATAGTTTAAAGACAAAAGAAATACTAATCGATGACTTTACAAGGTTTGAGATTATAGATGATGAATACGTTACGCTGCCGGAGTTTGATGAAATTTCAAAGCGGCTAACTTGGTATGAAAAAACTATGTTTGTTTGTTCAACATTAGAGGGGCAACGACCATTCTCAAGGCAAACAGGTATTCACATCCAAACAGTTCACAGAATTAATAAAATGGTAAAAGAAAAATTGATATGGCAAGTAAAAAACCAAAACTTGGAACAATAGTAAAAGAGATCACAGAGGCAGTCGGAATAAAGCAATGTGCTAAATGTGAGGACAGACAATTCACAATGGATAAATGGACACATAAAAAGCCTATTTGTAAAATCGATTGTAAGGACTGCGAAGCGTTTAATAGTGATAATCCTAATATCCCAGCATTGTACTTAAAATACTTCGGATTGGATAACACCAACACCAAAAGCGAAAAGATAATGGCGATAATGGTTAAGGATTTGAATAAATTATTTAACGATGGAAATTAGGAAAATTTCGGAGGTTAAATTAAACCCGAACAATCCTAGACTTATCAAAGACGATAAGTTTAAAAAGCTAGTTCAGTCAATAAAAGACTTTCCGGAAATGTTAAACATTCGCCCGATAGTAGTTAATCAAGATATGATTATTCTTGGAGGTAATATGCGGTATAAAGCCTGTAAAGAAGCCGGACTAAAAGAAATACCTATTATAGTAACTGACCTAACCGAAGACCAACAAAGGGAATTTTTAATAAAAGACAATACAAGCGGTGGAGAATGGGATTGGGATATATTAGCGAATGAATGGGATAGCGAGCAGTTAGAAGCGTGGGGATTAGATTTGCCGATTGATTTTAATACTGAAGTACTTGAAGCCGAAGAGGATGATTTTGAAGTCTTAGCAGATGGAATTGAAACGGATATTGTTTTAGGTGATTTATTTGAGATTGGAGAGCATCGTTTGCTTTGTGGGGATAGTACTTGTTCAGATACGGTTGCAAAGTTAATGAATGGGCAAAAAGCTGATATGGTATTTACCGACCCGCCTTATGGAATGTTTTTAGATACAAACTACGACCAAATGTTTGCAAATGATAAAACACATAGAAAAACAAACAATAGATTTGAAAAGGTCAAAGGAGATAATGAGGATTTTGTTCCCGAATTAATTAATACAATTTTTGCGTGTTTTGATTATTGCAAAGAAGTATTTATTTGGGGTGCTGATTATTTTGCTGAATTAATACCTAATAGAATTGAAGGAAGTTGGGTTGTTTGGGATAAAAGATGTGATGAAAATATGGACAAGGTCAGTGGAAACACATTTGAATTGTGTTGGTCAAAACAAAAACATAAACGATTAGTTGCAAGAATTTTATGGTCTGGGCATCACGGTATGCAAAAAGACGATACAAAAACTAGAGTACACCCAACTCAAAAACCAACCGAATTGGCAAAATGGTTTTTTGAACAATGGGGAAATAAAAATGATTTAATTGCAGATTTGTTTTTAGGTAGCGGATCAACAATGGTAGCAGCACACCAACTTAAACGCAAATGTTACGGAATGGAATTAGATCCAAAATACTGCCAAGTAATAATCGACCGAATGAAGAAGCTAGATCCAACACTTGAAATAAAACGCAATGGCATACGACAGGAATAAAATATTTGAGCAGGCAAAGGAAGTAATAGTCAAACATAAATTGTTTTTTGTTGAGGACATAGTTGCTTTTTTGCCAATTTCAAAAACTACATTTTACGAATATTTTACACCCGACTCGAACGAAATGAACGAGCTAAAAGGACTGCTAGAAACTAACCGAGTAACGCTAAAAGTTTCAATGCGATCTAAATGGTACACTAGCAACGCTCCAGCATTACAGATGGCTTTGATGAAATTGATTGCAACACCGGAGGAGTTACGAAAGCTATCAATGAACCACCAAGTGACAGAGGAAACGGAAAAACCTATCTTTAAACAAATAGACCTCGATGTTATTACAGACGACAGCGCAGAGTAAAATAAGACAGTTAAGGAAACGAGTAAGGATTGTGCAGGGCGGGACAAGTAGTTCCAAAACCTTTACAATCCTTCCTCTTTTAATTCAGTACGCAATGGACACGCCCAACTCCGAGATTAGCGTTGTAGCTGAATCAATCCCGCATTTAAAACGTGGTGCCTTAAAAGACTTTTTAAAAATAATGCAGTGGACTGATAACTTCAATTCAAACAATTTTAATAAGTCAAACCTAACCTACAAATTTACAAACGGATCCTATATCGAATTTTTTAGCGCAGACCAACCCGACAAATTAAGAGGAGCGAGGCGTGATGTACTTTTTATAAACGAGTGCAATAATATTACTTTTGAAAGTTACCAGCAGTTATCCATCCGGACAAAAAAATTTATCTATTTAGACTACAACCCGACAAATGAATTTTGGGTACATACAGATTTGATAAACGATAGCAATTCGGACTTCATAATTCTAACGTACAAAGATAACGAGGCACTAGATCCAGCAATAGTAAAAGAGATTGAAAAGGCGCAGGAGAAAGCCAAGACCTCCGCATACTGGGAAAACTGGTGGAACGTTTACGGATTAGGGCAACTCGGAACGCTGGAGGGCGTTATATTCGAGAATTACGAATTAATTGATACAATACCCACAGAGGCAAAGTTAATCGGTTACGGGTTAGATTTTGGATATAGCAACGACCCAAGCGCACTGATTGAAGTTCACGAATACGATGGTAAGATTATTTGCAACGAGGTTATTTATAGCACCTCACTACTCAACTCCGATATAATAAACTTAATGAGCCACGATAAACGTTTGCCGATTTGGGCGGATAGTGCGGAGCCGAAATCAATAGAGGAAATTCGCAGAGCAGGATATAATATCAAACCTGTTGTAAAGGGTGCCGATTCAATCAATTTTGGTATTTCGGTGCTGCAACAAAAACAAATGTTAATCACAAAGTCAAGCGTGAACCTAATAAAAGAATTGAGATCATATAGTTGGGATGTTGACAAGACTGGCAAGAAACTTAACAAGCCGATTGACTCGATGAACCACGCTATTGATGCGCTTCGATACTTTGCAATGATGCAACTCGCAATAAAGCCTACACGAAAAGTAATAATTACATAAACAAAACACAAATTTTTAGTCTTATAAGTATGAGAGTAGTAATTCCAACAGATTTAAAAGAGATAACCCTATCGCAGTACAAGCGATATCAAAAAGTCGTAGCCGATAACGCAGATGATGAAACGTACATTTGTATTCAGATGGTGGCTATCTTTTGCAATATAGAAGTTGGCGATGTGATGAAACTTCCAGCGTTGGAGTTTGCCGATATAGTCAAAACAATAGCGCAAACGCTTGACCAATCTCCTGCACTTACACGAACATTCAAAATGAATGGCGTTAATTATGGCTTCATTCCAAATATGGAGCGCATCTCACTAGGGGAACACGCAACGATTGACACGTGTATGGGCAAAGATGAATTAACCGAGTTGATGCTTTCAGTAATGTACCGACCAATAACAAAAAGCATAAAAGTAAACGGCGAAAAATATTACGAG